CTCTACGACAGGAACAACCCTAACGATACAGGCTACTTCAGCCGGGACATGGGGTAATTACCTATCAATTGAAATCGTTCCTGTTCCTACCAGTGGGGTACAAACAGCTTTCAATTTGAATGTTTATGAAAATGGATTCTATGTTGAAGGGTACAAGAATCTTGTACTAACTCCATTAACCATTTCAGATCCTCTAGCTCCCGGACTAGAAATTGACAACCCGGCTTATGTAGAGAATGCTATTAATGAGGTTTCTCCTCGTATTACGGTTACAAATGCAACAGACAATGTTCTATTTCCACAGTCTACTGGATTGAATCCTCGTTATGGCCTTAATGACGGATCAAATGGATCTCCCCCAACTGGAACATCAGATCCTTCTCTATATATTGGAGTTAATACTTCTACAGAGAAGTCAGGTCTTCAGTTCTTCCGTAATCCAGAAGAAATGGATATCAACTTGATTGCTGTACCCGGTATTTCTGATGCCGCAGTAATCAATGAAATGATTGATATCTGTCAGACCCGTGGTGATGCAATGTGCATCGTTGATCCTCCTCTTGGTAAGAGACCACAGGATGTAGTTGACTTTGTTAATGGTACTGGTGAATACGTAACAGATCACGCAGCCTTAAACTCATCTTATGCCGCTATTTATTGGCCGTGGCTTCAGATCTACGATCCAGTAAACAAGAAGAAAGTATGGACACCCCCATCAGGTCATATTGCCAACGTCTATGCCTATACAGACCTTGTTTCTGACCCGTGGATTGCTCCAGCCGGTCTAACCCGTGGACATTTAACAACTCCTTTACGTGGAGAATATAATCCAACGGCAGGAGAAAGAGATCTTCTATATCTAAATAATATCAATCCAATTGCGACATTTGTTCGTGACGGATTGAACGTATTTGGTCAGAAGACTCTACAGCGTAAGCCTTCTTCTCTAGACAGAGTTAACGTTCGAAGAATGATGCTTTATCTTGAGAAGGTTGTTGCTACGGCTGCTCGTCAGCTTCTATTTGAGCCTGATGATCAGGTTACGTGGCTATCATTCGTTAACTTGGTTGAGCCGTTCATGCAGGCCGTCAAGGACCGTAGAGGGCTTATTGACTTCCAAGTTCGTTGTGACGCTACAACAAATACCCCAGATGTTGTTGACCGTAATGAAATGAGAGCTATTATATTCTTGAAGCCAACGAAGGCTGCTGAATTCATTCAGATTGACTTCGTATTGACGGCACAGGGAGCCAATTTCAACGAGTTAGTGTTCTAATTGGAGCTAGCTCATGAACAGAGAAATTGTATATTATGTACCCGGTGTAGAGTACGTATCTAAACAAAAGCATTTGTTATTTTTACAGAAGAATGGATTTGATATATCTAGAGTAAATACTTTAGATAATCTATCTCATAAAATTGGTTTAGCAAATCCAGTTGCTGTAATCTTAAATGATGAGACTTTAATCCCGGAGATATTACCTTCAATTGATTTTACTCCAATTATTGTTCTTTCAAAGAGTCCGAAAAATATCGTAGAAGTAACATCAACTTTTCCCCCAGATATGAAAAATCTGGTATTTTTTAGGACTGAAACAGATCCAATTGATACTGTAGTAGAAACTGTTAGGTTGATTCTAGACATGAAATCAGGAGACTAATTATGGCATATAACATGACGGCGGGCCATTTGGCCCCGGCAGGCGGAGGGTTCGAACCGCAGCGTGTATTTAACTGGGTTCTAATTCTGCCCGGTGTAGATGATCCCGAACTTATCAGATTGGCCTGTGAGCGAGTTCAATTACCTCGCCTAAGCACAGCCGTCATGCATCTTCGCTTCATGAACGAAGACGTTAAGGTATCCGGCGGAGCGTCTGTTGACAGCAACACGGTTGTTGTTAGAGACTTCGTTGATCGTAAGGTACTTGCTACGTTGAATGCATGGATGGAACAGGTCCACGATCCGGCGACAGGTAACATTGGTTATGCTGCTACATATAAGAAGCAGGCTACTGTACAGTTGCTGGACCCAATGGGCGAAGTAAAAAGACAGGCTACCGCAAAAGGTATCTGGCCTTCAAGTATGAACTTTACTGACCTTGATTATAATGCCGATACAGGTGAAGTTAAGATTACTCTTGTTCTACAAGTTGATAAGTGGAAACTAGAACTGTAAGGCATTAAAAATGGCAAAGAAAAAAGGCATGATCCCGCTTAGTGCTCATTTGAGTGCTGAACGGACTAGGCACGAGTTAACACAACGGAACGCTAATTTACTAGCTTCACCTAGTCTTAATGCTCCCGGAGCAGTAACTACTACTGGAGCTACAGGAATAGTTGTAAATCCGGATAAAGAAGCCAAGGTGCCTGCTGTTAATATCCCCGGTATAGTTCATACTACAAATGTAGTTCAAACAGCAAAAAAGACAGGAAAAGATATAGCTACGGTAAAAGCCGATTTAGCTCCTTTCGCTCCTCCTCCTCCAACAGCAGATTCTCCTGTTACTTCTCCTCCTCCTCTAGTACAGGGGCAAGTCCCAAGAGGAGTAGGTTCTGATGTTGAGACTCTTGCCTTTAGAGGAAAGACGGATATAAACAAGGGTAGAGGTGGGATTGGCGGGTTTGGGAGGGGGATGTCTATAGTAACAAAGCTAAAACAGGCCCCAAATAAAGGCCCTATTGCTGTTCCCGGAAAAACTATTGATCCTACTCTTGGAAAAGAAAGACTGGACTTACAAAGAAAAGACGCAGTAGCAGCAGAAAAAGAAGCAAAAAGAGGAGAAACTCTTAGAGCCAAAGTGGCGTCTGTTCCAAAAACAAGCATTGGTGGAGCAGGGCAGAAGTTTCCTTCCGCAGCATCACAAGAACCTGTTGCTCCTACTGTTACTGATACCACAGTTCCTCAAGTTGACATTCCAGTAAGAGTTACACCTACTTTTGGTATTGCTGGAGGAGATCTTGGCGGTGGGAGAAAAACGGCGGGTATTATACAATACCAAAATAGAAAAGAAAAAGATGAAAACATGATAACCAGATTAACTGGTTATGTAATGGCCTTATATGAAAGAGATTTTTCTCAGGGTCAGCGTAAAAAATTAGCTAAGAAAGGATCTGCTATGAAAGATGGCAGTTTTCCTATATCAAATGAAAAAGATTTAAAGAATGCGGAACGCGCAATAGGGCGTGCCCATCCTAGTAAAAGAGCAAAAGTAAGAGCGCATATTCGTAAGAGAGCCGCCGCTTTAGGTGTAAGCTTAAAGGGCACTTCTTTCGAAGCGTAATAGTATATAAGCCTAGTATAAAACTGTAGAGAAACTCTTATTTTTCACATTTAGTGTAGTTGCACAACAGGCTTACTTTGTGACTAAAAGGAGTTTCCTATGGTGAAACAAGATTCAGCAAACCGACTTACCCTAGACGATTTATCAACCCTCCTACCAAAACCCGTTAGTGCCTTGGTAGAACTTCCCTCACTAGGGAATTTCTATGATCCAAGTCTGCTTAATGAAGGTAAAGTAGAGGTTTTTCCAATTACAGCTAGAGAAGAAAAACTTATAGCTGGAATGCAGGGAGGAATGGAAGACCTTATGGATCTTTTGCTTCCCCGTTGCATGAAAACCTCCATACCTCCGGGTGAACTATTAGTTACCGACAAGTTCTATCTATTGATAGCTTTGAGAGCTAATAGCTACGGCGAAGAATATTCTGTACAGCTTACATGTCCGAGTTGTGAAACTACGGGTAAATATTCCCTTATGTTGCTGACAGACTTGGAAGTAAAGAAATCCAAGCCTACTGATGCAGAACCTTTCTATGCAGCTTTACCAGAATCAAAACTAAGAATTGGTTTCCGTCTTACCCGTGGTAAGGATGTAAGAGCCGTAAAGAACTATGTAGATGGTCAGGCCAGCAAGGGTATTGCTTCAGAGGGAGACTCTGGATACATCTTCCGCTTGGCTAGACAGATTGTATCTGTGAACGGCAAGGGGTTAGATATGTTAACAGCTTTGGAACTAGTCAGTAGACTGGTTGCCAAGGATTGTGCTGTTCTAAAGAACGCCTATGAGAAGGCAACCCCCGGAATTACTACATCTTTTACCAAGAAGTGTACTTCTTGTGGAAAAAAGATTGCATCGGAGTTACCGCTTACAGCGGAATTCTTTCGTCCTAACTACGGAACAGAAGAAGGAACTGATGGAGAAACAACTCTTCTTGATTAAAAGAGGGGGGTTTGGCTATCAAGATGTAGATACAATGCCAATATATGAGCTTAATTGGTATTATGAAACACTATCAAAAGCACTAAAGGATGCAGAAGAACCACCAATAGAAGAATAATATGGCTAATAAAAATCCTCTTGAATCAGTAATGGGCTTTACAGTGTCTGCGGATGTAACGCAGGCTCTGGGTGAGTTTGATAAGCTAAATTCAAAAATTAAGGAAAGTGAAGACAATGTTAAATCATTAACGGCGTCTATGAATTCTTTTGAGGGTGCCGGAAAATCTTTTACTGATGGTATGTTGAGTATTTTTGGTAAAATAGCCTCTGTAATTGAGATGGTTATTTTGGCTCCTGCCAAACTTGATAATTTTATGGGAGTAATGAACCAAAGAATTACAATGATTGGTGGGGAACTTGAGAGATATCGTAGTATAGTTACTTCTATCCACGAAACGGCCCTAGGCATCAGCGTTGAAGATAAAAATAGGTTAATGGCAGGCTTCGTAGGGGGAGCTACAGGAGCAGAAAAATATGGGGCTGGAGCAGAAGGTAGAGCAGCCGGATATGCGGCGGGTGGCGCTCAACTTATGCGTGGTATGGGATTATCGGCTGAGACTTCTGGCGAAGTTCTTACTTCTCTAAGAAAGAATGTTGGTCTTGTTTCTGCTGAAATGTCCAATTATTCCAAGCAGCTTTCTGCTATCGGAAGAACTTCCAATATGACTTCTGCGGAACTTGCCAAGCAAGTTAAGAACTCTATTGGACTGGCCCGAGCATACGGATTAGCCGGTAAAGGTGGTCAAGAGTTTATCCTAACTAACATGCGTATATCTTCAGCAGTAAGTCAAATGGGACTTAATGTTGAAGCTACGATGAAGAAACTTCACGAAGTTTCTACTGGTTCTGAAGAAGGTCTTATCCAGTCCTTGCTAATGGGCTTCCAGCCGGGAGATACTGAAGGTGCTTTGGGTGGCTTCCAGAACATGGCTAAGTTTATATCTGGAAGAGCAGCCGGTACTGGACAGGCCGAACCTTATTTGATAAGACAAATGGCTGATCAATTAGGAATGAAGCAGTTTAGTGTAGAAGATATTAAGAAGATGGCAGAGGGTATTGCTGTTGAGGGTGAAAAAGGTGATACTACTCAGAAAGATATGGTAAGCTTGTTAGGAGATATAAAAAAGGCCCTTACTGATCCTCAATTAGCTAAAGAAAGTCCATATAATACAGCAGCAAACTTAGTTAATGATATGATTGGTAAACTTACTGCGTGGCTAGAAAATACTTTTAAGCCCCTTCTTGATGAATTAAAGGGGTGGTTGGTTAAGTTTACTACTGAATTAGTTCCAACTCTCAATGGTTGGGTTGAAAAGTTTAAAGATTTCTTTGGAGAAGGTATTGATTCTTTGAAGGGCCTTGCAATAGCTGTTGGTGGAACAATGATTGCCCTTTCTTTAGCAAAAAAGGGTATTGAATTTTTAATAACTAAAGCCTTTGGATTGGCGGGAAAGGCTGTAAGTGGCGCAGCAGGGGGATTAGGAGGGCTAATACCTAAACCAACTCTTCTTCCCGGTATTCCTGCCGGGACTGGACTAGCAGCAACGATGGGGACTTCTGTTTCGGCGTTGCCGCTAGGAACTATTTTACTTTCTGCTACTGCCGCTTTTCTAGGTGGTGCAGCAGTAGGTCTTTTGATAGACTGGCTTACAGACAAAGTTCCGTTCATAAAGAAAGCAAAAGAATGGATTTCCGATAAAGCGGTTGATTTTTTGCCTGATTCTATAACGGGAGGAAAGGCTAAAACTGATAAAGAAAAATTTAGTGGAACTACAACTGCCAAATATGAAGGTAAAAATGCGGCAGAAATTAGAGCAATGAGGTTGCAGAAAACAGGAACTCCAGAATTGTCCACTGAAATTCTAAAAGGTATTGATATAGCTAAGAGAGAAGGTTTTGGTGGAGCTAAGTTTACTACAACCGAGGGGACACACAAAGAAGGTAGTCAGCACCCTCTTGGCAAGGCTTTTGATGTAGGAACAAAAGGATTCTCAGCTACTCAGGTTGCTGAACTTAAAAAGAAACTAGAAAAAGAAGTTGAGGGACTTAAGGTAATTGATGAAACGGATGTAAAGAAAGGACAAGCCGGAGGATATGGAAAAGACTGGTCTGGTCCTCATCTACACGCTCAATTGGTCAAAACAGCAGAGGATGCTTCAAAAACAGCCGTAGCTGCCCTGACGCCTGCTCAAAAGGCCAAGGTTGCTCCTGCTTCTTCCGCAATGTCTCTTACTAGTGTAGCTGATATAGAGAGCCATAGACTATTGAGTAATGTACATGGAGCCTTAGTTAAATTGACTGATTATATGATTCATGGTGGTACTTCAACAGCAAGTAATAATGAAGGTTCAAGTTCTGATAATCTTGCTGCTCAATGGAGTTCATAATGGGATTGCCGATACCCTTACCTATTCCTAATATACCCCTTATTCCTACAGGGTTTTTGACTAATCTTGTTCCTACTTTTCCCGGTGGGAACAATAGAATTGTAACCTCTTTCATAGTCGTACTTAATAGAGGAGTAGGTTTTCCTGTAAAAGACATTATTCCTTTTCAGTTTATGCCTAATAGTATTAGAGACTCAAAGAATGCGGTTTATAATGATATCCCTATTATAGCCAGATCAGTTCCTGTAAAGAACTATTCTTACTCGGGAGCAAGAACAATATCTTTTACTTTAGAGTTCTTTGCTTCTCCTGAAGCTGGCCCATCAACTATATTTAGTCCTTTGATTATTAAGACTAGAATAGATGCTTTGAGGGCACTTGTTTATCCTGACTATTCAGGATTTATTGTCAAGCCTCCTCCGAGATGTATAGTAATGGTTGGGTTACAGTTAGCTTTTATGGGTATTTGTAAGAGTGTCAATGTTAATTATTCAAATCAATCTCCTTGGGATTTATTTCCTGTTGTGTTAGCACACCACGCTACAATAGATTTGACATTCGAAGAAGCTTTGAATATACCATTGTCAAATACAGAAGTAAGGCTTGGTCTTCCAATTTCTCTTAGCGGAAATGAGCTTTCTGGTACGTTTAGCCCCGGTGGACTTTTGGGTGATGTTGGTTCTGGCCTTGTTAAAACAGCAACTGGGGGTGGATAATGGCTACAACAAAAGAGTTATTCCCTCTACAAAACAAGACATCTATTATCCATCCTTATTCAAGGTTTAATAGTCATCCTTTCTTTCAAGATCCTGAAACAGGTAATACTTTTATAGGATCTTGGAATCCTCCTATATTTCCTCTAAAAGCTACTGATAAATCCATGATGGTAACTATTCAATATGCTTTTAGACCAGATATTATCTCTTATGAGTATTACAATACTCCTCTTTTAGCTTGGGTTATTTGTTGGGTAAATGATATAACAAACCCGTATGATAAAGAAACAGGTATAGTTCCCGGAATGGTGCTGCGTATTCCGGACATAACAACAGTAACAGCAGCATTGACATTATAATGCCTGAATTTGGTTTTAGTGGTGCCGGAGGAAGTTTTGGAGGCGGGGGCGCCTCTGTTGGATGGGGTCCACCTGAAGACATTAAATCGGCCCCTAGTTCAGTAAAAGATCCTCAAAATGCCAACGATGTTGTTGGAACTAAGCTTGGTTTAGGTAATGTTTCTTTCCAAAAATCTGTTGAACAAGTAATGCCTAAAACAGGCCCTACTTTATTTTCAGATGTAAAAGAAATAACTCTTGATGATTCTGCTTATTATGCTAATAATCAGCCAATGTTATCTAGAATTCTTGTAGATTTTGCTAAACCTAATGTTGATGTTCAAGATTCAGTAAGCTCTGTAAAAGATGCTGCTACTTCAAATGCTGCTGCTGCTGCTAAAACTGTATTAGAAACAGGAATGAATATGGCCGAAGATAGGCCACAAAGACTTATATCTTTCGACTATAACAGAACTGTTGATGGTATTGGTCAGTTTAGTTTGACTTTATTTGATTCAACATGGACAGAAATTGAAGAAAAACTTGTAAAGAACAAGGGGGAATTCAGGCTTCAATATGGTTATTCAGAAGGAACTGAAAATACTATTTCTCCTTGGTATGAGTTGAAAGCTTTTCAATATAAAGTAGACTTTAAAATGCAAGGAGTAATTTTAACTATAACCGGTCTTGGCACGGGTTGGAAAATGAACGTAGGCCAAGCATATAAAGGATTTGAAAAGAAAAAGATAAGTGAAATCATAAAGCAAATGGCTAAAGATTCTAAATTGTTTACAGATTATGAAACATGGGTAGAAGAGACACAAGACGTATTAACATATGATGATATGGAAGCAGTAGGACAAATCCCTAAAAAGTTTCAGATTACTGCCCAAACTCCGTTCCAGTTTGTTTTAAATAAGCTACAACCTTATGCAAGAAATAAAGAAGGTCAAGGTAACTATGTATTCTTCTTTGACAATACTCCAAAAGGAGATACAGTACTTCACTTTCATACTCCTTATTTCTTGCCTAAGAAAAAAGTTTCTGGTACAGAAAGTATGTCTACAATAAAACAAGCAGAACAGTTAGCTGGAATAGGAAGTGTCCCCGGTTTTACTATGTTTAAGTCTCCTAATAGCCCTGTAATGAACTTCACGCCTGATTGGCGTATGAGTACAATACAGTTAGCTGGTGGGGGAGGCTCTTTTAACACCATCATTGATGCTAATACTAAACAAGTTATAGACATAAGAGCAGATTTAGGAAAAAATAATAACGTAATACAAGCTACAGATAATAAACCTAATATATTAGAAGAAAAACCAGATAATTTATTGTATATTAATAAAGACAAACCGGCGTTCTTTATAAACAGAGAACAACCAAGATATACAATGGAATTGAAAGCTAAAACAGATGCAGATTTTTCAAGAAGAGTAATGGGAGCTATTCGTGCCACACTTCAAATAATTGGAACTCCAAAGTTTAAAGTAATGGATCGAATAGCTGTACTGGTATATATTCCTTCTGATGAATCAAAGATTTCAGGTATTGTAGAAAGCATGATCAATGGAGAAAAAGTTACTCAAGCAGTAACAAAAAAGAATGTTCATTGGATTTCTGGGTACTTTAGAATTATTAGAATAAAAGATCATATATCTGCTGGTAATTTTACCACTACTTTTGAATTAGTAACAGACACTCGTGGACAGGTTGCTGATAAGCCTGTAAATATGGAACAAAAATAATGAGCATGGATGATATTTTCAAAGAAGCATCTACTGCTGTAACAAAACTCTATGGAATATATAGAGCTAAGGTAGAATATATAAATGACCCTAACCAGACAGGAAGGGTAAAAGTAAGGATTCCTGTTCTTCATTCAACAGATAAACAAATGTCTACTGACTTACTTCCGTGGGCAGTTGTAATGTCTAATTTTGGTGGTGGATATGACTATGGAACTAAACATATCTATCCAGTTGGGTCTACGGTATTTGTAATGTTTGAAGGTGGGAATGTTGAATATCCTGTAGTTATCGGTTCATGGGAAGGAAATTCTACTAGCTGGAATATCATGTTAAGAGATACAGCCGGAGAATGGCCTAAAGGTCCAATGAGTATGTCTCCACAGGAAGATATTCCTTGGTTTTCTCCCCCCGGTGGGGACTCTCCAAAAGAATATCTTCTAATGTCTGAGCATTCTCCAGAAAGATATGTTCCCTTTAAGTCAGTAAAGGGAGCCACAATTGATGTAGAAGATAGAGATGAGGTTGAACATACTAGAATATTGGACAGAGCGGGACAGGGATTATTTTTTGACGCCCCTATTCTTGCCGAAGTTCCAGAAGGTAAACCCTTTCCAGCTAATGAAGGCAACCAAGCCCAGAGAGGACTGAGAACAGCACAAGAAGGTGATCAGCTTCCTCTAGAGTCAACCCTAGCATCAGAAGCAAGCGTTACTTTGGTAGATATCAATTCACAAAGTATTATGTTACATTCAAGTGAAAATGCTAATAGTATCAAGCTAACTTCAAAACAGCCCGAAGCAGAAAAAGAACTTACATTAGGAAGAAACAAAGAATTACCCGGAGAATATTCTGCTTCTCTGGAATTAGCAAGTGGATATAAAGTCATAAACTTGGAAATAACGAATAATGGTATCTCATTAGCTAGAATATCCTTAGATGGTAATGTTGGGACATTGTTTATTGATGCTCCAACCCTTACTAAAATAAACTCAGAAACCACTATATTAAGTGGAGACGTAAAAATAGAAGGTAATTTAACGGTTACGGAATCTGTCACTTGTTTAGGTGATGGAACATTTAGTGGCGAAGTTTTAAAGTTAAATAATGTTGGTACACGGGAGATAACCTCTATAACTCCTCCTGCACCAACTGTTTAAGATGGAGTAATTATGCTTATTTCACCCGGATTACGCATTGTTGAATATAGTACAGACGGTGGAACTATATGGTATCAAATTGGAGTCAATGGTTCCAGTGGTACTCTTGACCTTGGAACAGTTGCACCGGGAACTCCGCTTGGTCAATATGGTTCAAATATAGGTATCAAGTTTAGATTCAGTTATGATCCTATTGATGAAGCAGATGATAAAGTTGCAGATCATATTGATCTATCCAGTACTTCTGGTTCTGCTGGTGCTGCCTATGCGAATGGTCAGACAATATATTCTGATGTTCTTTGTGATGATACGGATGGTAATCCGTTAGGAATCAGAGCAGCGGGGCCAGTAAATGGAACCAGTGGTGGTACATATAACTTCTATGTTCGTGGATGGGTAACTGATGGCGTAACAGTTTCTTATTCGTGTTATAGATTAGTTACAATAAAGGTAAGTGGTGCCGTATTAACATTAAGCCCTGCTCCTCCTGCTACTATTACTAATAGTGGTGGTAATGGGCCTGTTGTTGGTAGTAATTTTATCTCTAATCAGATAAATATAGTAAATGGAATAGGCCCTTATGTTATTACAGCGGCAGGCTTGCCTGCTGGAATGAGTCTATCTGCAACTACAGATACTCCGGGAACTGTAACAACAACTATAACTACTTCATCACAATCGTTCTATATAGTAGGTTCTCCTACTGCTTCTGGTACTTCTAGTTCTATTGCATTTACAGTAAGTGATCAATCTTCTACTCCTGCTACTGTGGTAACAAAATCTCCATATACTTTGGTTGTTACTTCCTCTGGAGGTGGAACTCTTTTAGTTGCTAAAGCAAGCCAAACCCCTGCCGTATTAAAGCAGGGACAAACAATGACTATAACCTTCACCGCTTCTGGCGGTGATGGAAATTATACATTTTCTACCCCTTCTACTGTTCCTTCTGGTCTTACCTTTTCCAGTTCAGGTAATACAGGAATATTGACAGGAATACCAATAGAAGGAACGGATAAAATATGGTCAGCATTTAGAGTTAATGCTGTAGATAATCATTCTGTAACGGGATATCTTCTTATTGACTTTGAAATCCTTGCTTCTGCTTGGATTGATGGGCTTAGTCCAACCGGAGGAACGGTAAATATATTTCCAGATGCTACAATTGGAACACCTTATTCTAAAACAATAACCGCTCGTGGTGGTTCTGGTGGGTCATATCAAATCCATTTCAATTCCTGCGATGTAGCTCATACTACTTTCTTACAAGATACTGGTATTCCTAATCTAACTCTACAAGGATCTGTTTCAAATGATTTTGGTAGTGAATATGTTTCTACCAGTACTGCTACATTTTCTGGTACACCTACTGGTGCTCCTACTAATAACCCTCGTGTATTTAGATATTGGGTAGTAGCTGCAACAACTGGTGGGGGGTCTGTTACTAGCCCCTCTCTTGCATATGAAGATACGGTTAATGTTAGTGGTGCTTCTCAGTTAAGCATAGCAGAAACATTAGCAGGAGCTACTCTTAATCAAGGAGAAGATACTGCTCTTGTAGGTACATATGTTGTATCTGGTCCCGGAACTGGTGCATTTACTTGGAGCATAACTCCAACTAGTGGTTCTGGGGCAGGAGTTTTTACTCTTTCTTCCACTACAGGAAGTTCTGTAACTGTTTTGTTCAATGGAGTAGCAAACCCAACAAAGTTTGGTACTTTTGGGTACAATCTACTTGTTACCAGAGCTTCTGGTGAGACAGGAACAAAAGCAGTATCTTATAGTGTAGCGGGTAAAATACATTATACTGGTACTTTCCCAACATCTGTTTCACAAAATCAAGATATATCTGTAACAGATCTTGTTTTTTATGGTGGAAGTAACGGAACATTTACTTATACGGTTCAGACAAAAGCTAATTGGATAACTATACAACAGCTTGGTACGGGAAATAATACTCTTAGATTTAGCGGTCAACCTAATGAGGCTACTGGTGCTCACGTTCTTACCTTCAAAATGAAGGAAAATACAAGCCAAGTAGAAACTTTCTTTAGTATTTCTTATACTGTTACCGGCGGAAATATTATTATCAGTCCTTATGGAGGACTTAATCTTTGTCCTCACCCATTAGATCCAACCGGGCCTAATGGTGGACTTACGGGCGTAACTTTACCTACAGCAATTGTAGGAGCAGATTGTTCTAATGGAACTTATACTATTACCCCTTCTGGTGGTACTTTAAATCACGCTGGTCCTTATATTAGTGGGGAGCGCCCTATATGGACAGCGCCTAGTGGAACACCAGCAGCTTATACTCTTCTTTATACAAGTGTTGTAGATGGAGGAGTAACTGTTACACAGACTATTACTGTAACAGCGGGAGACCTTCAATTAGGACTTACAACAATTGCTCCAGATAATGTTGTAACAATGTATTCTGGAGAACAGAAAACATTCACAGCCTCAACTCATTTCCCCGGTTGTGTTTCTCCAATTAATTGTGGAACGTGGTCATTCATTTCTAGTCTTGATTATGGTTGTGTTAATTATCCTCCTATTGGAGCTAGTACTCAAGTTACTGCCCCCGGAGGTATAACTACGGCTCGTGTAGCACAAATGCTATATCAGTCAATAGAAAATCCAGAATATAATGCTGCTTATGTTGGTATATTCTTACTCCCCGGAGTAAATACTGGTTTTACTCTGACTTCTTCAGAAACTATTTCTGGAACAGAAGAAGTATCTCTTAATTTTACATTTACCTATTCAGGTTCAGTTACATTACCTCTATACTTTGAGCTTATTGACCCAGATAAAAACTTGCCAGACGGTCTATCTCTTAGCCCTTCAGGTACACTATCTGGAACACCTCATCAATCTTCTAGTGGTTGGTATATTACTGTTGTTGTTCACGATAGCTCTCCTACTGCTAAATGGACAGGAGGATTGTTTAAACTAGTAATAGCTTCTGCTGGAGGCGGGGGTACACCAACTCTAGCAAGTATAAATCCTTCTTCAGGGCCAACTGCTGGTGGAACACATATTCAAGTTAATGGTACAAATCTAGGAAGTGGCGATGAAGTTTCATTTGCCTTTGGTAGCCCTGCATCTGTTTTCAGAGGATGTTCGGGGTACAGTTATAGTGGAATTCCTAGTTACTTAACCTGTTATACTCCTCCTGCTATAGGCGCTGGAGCAGTTGCTGCTGGAATTGCCAGAAGTGGTTATACTTATGGATGGAGAACGAGCGCCTTCCTATATAGTGATACTGGAGGAGACCTTAGTGCTCTTTCCTGTAACCCAACTTCTGTTGTTATAGGATATGGTTCTAATTTAAGCGTAGTAATAGCTGGTACAGGTTTTAATAGTAGTTGTACCGTTACTTACAATCCAAATACTCCTTCACATCCAACAGATATCGGAGTTATCAGTAGTACTGTTAATTCAGGTAATTCAATAACAGCTATTCTTCCAACAACATATTTTTCAGATCCTAGTTATGTTGGAAATAGTCCGGTGTTTACAGTACATAGAGCGTCAGATGGTGCAACAGCACCTACTCCTAATGGCGCATTTAGAGTAAGACCTTTAACTCTTGATATCATAACAACACAATCAACATTTACAGATGGTACTAGAAGTTCCCCCTACGGGCCTGTTTTCGCTGAAGCAGCAGGAGGAGACCCCGGAACTTCTGGTTATAGCTGGTCTCTTGCCGGGACATATCTTCCAGACGGCCTTTATCTATATAATTATGGTGCTAGTGGATATGTTTATGGTGGGATTAGTGGAACACCTACTGTAACTTCTGTATCTAAGAACTTTACTCTCCGAGTAACAGATAGTGTTGCTGCTGTAAAAGATAAACCCTTTACAATCAGTATTGTTGGTGGTGATCCTTCCATTACTACAACATCAGTACCTGATGCTACTATTGGACAGGCATATTCTACAACATTATTGGTTAGTGGAGGTACTTCTCCGTTTACGTGGCAAGTTGTTAATGGTGCATTGCCTAATGGATTGACATTAGCTACTGATACTGGAGTTATTTCTGGAGTTCCTGCAACTCAAACTGCTCCATCTACGTGGAACTTTACTGTACAAGTAACGGATGATGGGGCTAAGATTGCTACGAAGACTTTGAGCATGGCTCTAAATGCTGCTCCTACTCCTGTATCAATAATAAGTATTAATCCTACATTTGGTCCTCTAAGTGGTGGGACTGTAGTAGCCCTTACAGGAACAGGATTCAAGAATAATTGTGGTGTTAAGTTTGGAACAGTTGCAGCAACGGCTACAACTTTTGTAACTGATACTCTTGTTAGAGCCATTGCCCCTGCAAAGGGAACAGCAGGGGTTGTTAATGTTACTATAACAAATACTGATGGGGGGACAGCCTCTTATGCGAGTTTCGAATATAAGGATATTAAGACTCCTATAATTACTGGTTTGGATAAGAGAGATGGCCCGTTTGCTGGTGGTCAAGCAGTAAGATTGTATGGACAAAACTTCTCTGGTATAACTTGGGTTAGATTTAATACTACCTCTGATGCTGCTGCGGAAGCTACAATAGTAAATAACAATACAACTGTACTTCCCAATCAACTAGATATTCTAACCCCACAAGGCTTCCAATTTAGTCCAGATGCCGGAGCTACGGCATTGGCTGTAAATATATATGCTAATAACGTTCAAGGTATTGGAAGCTTAGATAATGTTGAAAATTGGTATACTTATAGACCACCACCTATAATCACAGCAGTAGTACCTAATTCTGGTCCTACCTCTGGTGGTCAGGCTGTATATGTTCTAGGTAGAAACTTCTTCCAGAGAGGAGATACGTTTAAACCTAGAGTATTCATTGGAAACGTAGAAGTTTCGGCGGAAAATGTTAGGTTAGTTGAAGAAGAATAATGGCTGATACGAGCAATCAAGAATCCCCTCCTCGTAAAACGTTACAGAACGAGGTTGATTTCCACTTCGGCAAAGCCGGTGGTTATCAGTATTCGTTTGTCGTAAAAAATAAAACAGGGGATTGTAAATTACCTCCATTTGTTAATGTGAGGTTTATAGAGTGTGATATATCTTCTCTTCAGGCAGATAGTACAAATATATTGTATTTTTTAAACTGTACCTTCAAAGAAGGAACCGGTAAGTTTACATTTAAAAAATCAGCTATTATTGCAGAAGCTACTGAGTTCAATAATAAGACAGAATTTAATCAATGTAAATTAGAGTTTATAGATTGTGATATAACTCAAACCCTTACTCTAAAGGATGTGTCCTTCCTCAAGAGTCTTCATTGTTCGTGGGATGGAGAAGGGACAGAAAAGACCTACGGGGTGGTCTTAGACGGTAGTAGATTTGAATCCTATGATGATTCGTGGGGTACTTGGACAAGCTATAGTATAAGAGCCAAGAATAAGTCCTTTGCTAAAGTAACAAGCCCATCAGAGATTACTGGAACTAATAGTTTTGCTTGGGCAGATACAAACTCTGGCATATATATGTCTACGCTTCCTGATATGGAAACTACAGATACTAATGAAGATGCTCTTTTCTTTATAGACAGTTCTATTTTGGAAATATATAATGGCTTGAAAATAACTTCTAAAACAGATTTGTTTTATGCTACAGACAGTAAAATTACAATAAGAGGGGTAGATAAACTTGAAAGTACAGATAATGGAGTTGGAGAGTTTGTTAATTGTGTAGTAGACATAGCCCAAATTCCAGAAATCTTAGCTGAAGATGAGTCTCGTGGAGAAGGTTTCTATGCTACTGATAGTGATATCATAATAAAAGAAGTAGATAAGATAACCGTATCTAAAAACTTATTAGTATTAGATAACACATCGTTTTTGTTTATTGGAACGCCGTTTGATTATACGGACACAGAAGCTGAAGGTACTGTTTTTACAACAAAATCAGATTCAGGATCATCATTTGATATAAGTAATAGCTCTGATGCTACTTTGAAAAATGTTAAAGAAATACTTTCCAAAACTGCATCTGCATCGGCTATTAGTTTAAATAGCTCTAAGTTATCAGTTTCTAACTGTCAATCAATTAGTGGGCCGGGAGGATCTATATTTCATTTAGAAACAGATTCTGATCTTCTGCTAGACTCAATTCAATCTATTGAAAACACCGAAGGAAACTTTGTATTCTCATTATCTAATAGATGTAGACTTTTTGCTGATAATGTAGTTGAGATGAATAGTGTTGCTAATACTGTTCTTTCTTTGGAAAAAGGATCTTTCGCAATTATTTCTAATTTTGAAACAATGTCTGCAAACGGGGATACCGTCAAGATAGATGATTCAAGTTTATTATTAAAAAATTGTACTGAATCAATAACAAGTGCAACTACAAAAGCAATTTCTTTACAGACCAAGGGTAGAGTAAACCTTTATGATATTCCTGAAATATCTTCTGATGCTGATAGTGCTATATTTATTGGTGCTCCGGGTTGTCAGATTGAAATCAAGAACGTACCTTTAATAAGTGGAAGTGGATATGGAATACAGGGCATTGCTGGAGCAAATATAACCATTGATAATAGTGAAGTTGAAGATGCAACAATAGATGGAGGATTATCTGTTCAAAGTTCCGTTGCAGGAAATTATACATTATCAATGAAAGGGCCTATGACCATAAGCGGTGATACTGCTATTTCTAGATATATTGTTGATTATAGCGGGATTACTTTTGATGGAGATGTTACCTTTACAGATTCTATTGTTACAGAAAAAGCTTCTAAGTTCGAAGGGGATTTAACAGCTATTGGAACAACCATAAACTCAGTATTGATAGAAACAAAGGGAGATATAACGGTTACAGATTATTCTGTTTTAACTGGTTTGAAATATTGGGCAAAAGGAGCAACCTCAATCATTAAAAGTGCTGTTGCTGTTTTTGCAAGCTCATTTGAAGATGTAGATTTGTCTCACGGTGGTTTCTCTTTTGATATAGGAAAAGCAGGGGATATAACAGCAGAAAACTCTTTCATAAAAACATTTGGTGGATCATTGGGAAATGTTTCTTATACTGGCAATTCTACTCTATTAGGAGGAGCGTTAGAACCTGTTACAATTTCTCCGCCTACTGATGAACAGCTTGGGGATGTGACAGCCTTTTTTACAACTGGTGGAAATATGGGTCTTGAAGCTGACGAAACTTTGTTTATGGAAGCAAATAAATTGAATTCTCATTATAGAGATACAGCATTAATCCTGTACGATACAGATATAACTATTCAAACAACTAATGGTGATATGATATTTAGTGCAAGTGGAAATGTAAACATAACAAGTACTGGAGCGGATGTAATTGTATCGACTCCTTCAGGAGCTATAGATCTTAACTAATGGCAACACTTTTTGTAGCTACAAAAAGTAGCATAACTAATCATAATGGTACAGTTTCTACCCCCGGTAGTCCTAATGTAAATGTAAATGGAATACCAGCAGTAATGGAAACAGGAACTGATCACGTTGCTTGTCCTATTTCTGGACACGATAATCCGACTATTGCAACCGGGTCTAGTAAAGTTAAAGTAAATGGTAAAGCAATGGTAAGACAAAATGATACTGTTTCCGCTCCTTGTGGTGGTGCTTTTACTTCTAATTTAAGTACCAATGTTAAAGTAGGTTAACTATGGCAAGATATTCAACAGGAAATTCAAAAGTTGATAAAGTTATAGGTGTGGGTATATCAAACCCAGTCTCTTTTGGTAGGTCCAAAAACGATCAGCTTTTGAATTTGACTTCAGGACCAGCCGCTATTGGGGAATCTATCAAGATGATTCTTGATACCCCTAAAGGGTCTAGAGTGAATAATAATGAGTTTGGTAGTGATGTTCGTAACCTCATATTTGAGCCTAACGATACCATTCTTACCAGTCTTCTTTATTATGCTGTTGTTACGGCGGTTCAAAGATGGGAAAGAAGAATAACAGTAACAGATGTTGCCTTCTTTACACCGGCAGATGAGAATGGGCAAGCTATGAACCCCAATCTTATCAACATAGTAATAAAGTATATAATCAATGCTACACACCAACAGGGTAGTTATGTATATCCATTCGTCAAGAATGCAATGCCTATGGACCAAGTAATCCAAGGTAATCCTTCTTTTAATCTAGCCTCTGCTACAATGAAGGGTTTAGGGTCATCTAATAACCCATAATAGGATATATCATGCCTGAATCTACAATACCTTACCCGCTGCAAAAGACAAACTATTTGTCTAAGGACTATCTCACTGTAAGAGATGAGTTGTTTGCCAAGTTACCATTGATTACAAATGGTAAATGGACAAACCTAAATGAGAGCGATCCCGGAATAGCTATGTTGGAAACCTTCATATCAATGACGGACACAATGATGTTCTATCTTGATATGCAGGGTCAGGAAATGGATCTTGATAGAGCTAGACAGAGATCAAATGTTATTCGCTTACTTAGGTTGATTGGTTATGAAACTAGAGGGGTTACTGCCTCTCAGGGAAATATAACCATTCAAGTAGCCGCTGGTGAAGCTCCTTTATATCCTGTTTCTGTCAAGAAAGGTACTCAGCTATCTGCTCAATCAGATATAGGTGGTATCATTTTTACCACAACAGAAAATGTAAGTCTTTTTGGTCCAACTGATACAAAGACTATTAAAGTAATACAAGGAGTCTCTACTGCTAATACATTTTATTCTGACGGTACTCCTAGTCAAAGATTTGTTCTATCTTCTACAAGTTTGGATAGAAACCTGATTGAAGTATTCGTTGATGAAGATCCAACGGATAATACTAATGCTGTTCCTTGGACAATTGTTCCTTCCTTTTATGAATCGGTAGCAAGTTCCACTGTATTCAGAACCGAAATAGATGAATTTAATAGAATCTATATCATATTTGGCGATAACCAATTTGGAAAAATCCCTGTACAAGGAAGCAATGTTTACGTATTTGCTTATCAAACCATTGGATCAAATGGAAATGTTGGTCAGAATGCTGTAAACAAGATTATATCTGGTACAGATTTCATTCAGGATAGAAATCAGCAGAAAGTAAACGTAACTGTAGTAAACAGCGAGGCGACCGCAGGAGGGTCTGACATAGAGACCGTAGAAGCGGCCAAGACGACGGCTCTAGGGCTTCTCTTTGGTTTGAACAGGGCTTTGTCTAGGGGAGACTTTGAGGCGCTTATGCTGTCTGTCCCCGGCGTTACCAAGGCGGTAGCTTGGAGTGAAAACGAAGAACAGAACCCAGACTATAGAATGTTAAATAGAGTAAGAGCTTGTTTCTTCAGCCAAGACTTTTCTGATATGTATTACAACTCTGCTTCTAGAGCTTCTTTCAGAAGTCTTAGGGATAACCAAGTAAGAACTCTTTTGACTAAAAAGATGCCTATTACAACAAGGTTAGTATTCGTAGATCCTGTATTTGTTGATATCTTTACTACATTACAAGTAGGTATTGATACAGTAAAATATGATCCTAATATCATTCTTGACCAGATCAGATACAATATTTTGGATTACTTCTCTTTAGATAATGTTAACTTTGGACAGGACATTAGAATATCAACTCTACTGTCCTTAACACAAAATGTACAGGGAGTAGCTTGGGCTAAGGTAACTAGACTGCATAATACACCTCCTAGTTCTGGTACAGATTTGGCTCCAAGTCCTCCGTTAGATATTGTATTGGATAAGTGGAAGCTTCCTGTGTTTACAGATGTTACTTCTTTTACACCTACTTCTGTACAGCAGCCTACCGGCACCTATGTAGAAGTAAAAGCAACACCAATATCTTATTTTATTGGGCAAAATGATGTCAAAGTAATGAATCCAGATGGTCAATCTGATATTCTTGCTTCTGGATTTACTTATTATTCTGGATCTAACTTACAGCATATTACCATTACTTACAGCGGAATAGTAGATGAACCTTCCCCAACAGGGGGATATTATGGTCATCCAAATCCGGAAACTGATTTAACAACTTATTCAAGTTTAGAATAAGGTAGATTATGGCAAACAATGATTTCTTGGCGGATAGCCTGACAAATCCGAAGGTTACTACAAAAAGAGCCTTGTCGCTCTTTCAGGATAACCGCCCAAAAACACCGACTCCTTACCCCTTCATAGAAACCATTCTTCCGGGGAAGGGGGGTGCTATGGGTAAAATAGGGATATTCCAAGGAAACAAATGGATTCCTGAACCTAATGCTTATATTTATATTTACATAAATGGTTTTCTTGTTAACCCTCCTGATCTTCAACCGGACGGAACATTTGGAAATAATGAAACTGCTATTGTAAGTAACAGTAAAGGTGAGTGGAAAACAGATACTACATTTTTTACTGTACTTCCTCAATTTGAATATGGACAGAGAATAGCCTTTAGAGCAAAGGCTCCTTTAAAACAAATATCGGATATATCCGTGCCGTATGCTGTAGGAGCTACTCCTGCTCCTATAGATCTTGGGGTTATAGGGGATATGGGGGAATTACGTGCTCCTTATGATGGAGAGTATTCTCTTACAGGTAGAATGTCTTATTGGTTCAATAACTATCCTATCCCTCATCAAGACAGGGGCGCTCCTAATTTTGATTGTGATAATCATATTTATGTTTATGTAGATGGAATACACGCCGGAACTTATGGTAATGTTTTAGGTGAGATTTTCAGAAATGAAGTAAGAGGAAGAGGAGCTAACTATCCATTAACAGAGAGTTTAAGTAAAAGAACCCTGTGGTTGGATGTTAGTGACCAACCAGTACTTATTCCTTTGAAATCTTTGTTTCCTGTAGACTCAAGTATATTATTTGGGCAAATAGATGGGGTTAACAACATTTTTTGGTTTATACTTCCTGATAGTAGTGCTACTATTAAGGTATTTAAAAATGGTATGAGACAGGCAGAGGGATTGGATTTCAATTATTCAGTAGATTCCGCAACCAAAAGAGGAGAAATAATTTTTCTTTCGTGGTCAGTCCCTCAATTTGGGGATGATTTAATGGTTGGTTTCCAGTATAACTTGTCTGAGTTTATGATAGGAGAGACTCCTACTGTTATTGATACAACTACCGTTAGGTTATCCAATAAAGCCCGTTCTCAAACATTAGAAGTTTACAAAAACGGTCTCCATCTTAAATTAGGCACTGATTATAACTACGATGGATATAATACTGTAACATTTACAGTAACTCTAGCTTCAGATGATATCATTCTTGTGGATTATCAAAAGGTCAGTGTTTCTGAGTTACTTGTAGAGATACTTAAATCGGATCAAGTAACACCAACAACAAATCCAAATGAATATGTTTGGTCTGTATCACTTAAGTCTACAGGCAAACCTAATATCTATAAAAATGGGCTAAAGCAAAAAGAAGGGGTATTTCTTCCTGTTATTCCCGGAATTAACAACGATAGAGTTACTAATGACTATGCTATTAGAGAGCCAAATACAATAGTATTTAGTCCTTGGGCTGCTCCTAAAGCAGGAGATGTCCTTGTTGTCATATTTTATCACGCTCCTATTTCATTAACTCAAATAGTCAACTATTTGAATGATACAAAAGAATTCGTGGATCATTGTCTAACAGCATCTACGGTTGGGGCAGAAGTTCTGCCTGATTATGTTAATATCGAAGGACTTAAAAATAGTCAAAACACCTTATTTGCGTTACCTAAATCTGAACTTCCTGTAAATTACAG